GATGCCTGCAGCAAAAGGTCCATCTGGAAGTATAACTACGGTAGGAAGTGAGCTGGACCTATTAGAAGTCTTTGGTAAACCAAATACAAGTAACTTTGAATGGTGGTTTACTGCAGCTAACTTTCTACAATATTCCGATCAGCTTAGAGTTGTTCGGCCAACATCTGGACATCTTAATGCTGGTGAAGCATCCGGCGTTCTGGTTCGTGATGATGATCACTATCTTGATTCGTACTGGTCAGAATCTGGCGATGGTCAGGTAACTTCCAACGATTGGTATGCAAGAACGGCCGGCACATGGGGTAACTCAATCGGTCTTCAAGTATGTCCCTCTGCTACAGCATATGAACAAGATTTAACGGATCAAAACCAAACAAAAGGCGGAAGTTCTGCTATCGGAGATACGAGCATAACATTTGATAATATAGATGTATCTGGTTATGCAATTAACGTAGGCGATTTGCTTACCTTCTCTTCAACTGATACTTCTTCATCAGTAACTCATATTTCTGGTGATGAAGGAAACGAGTATCAGGTAACTGCCGTTAATACAGGAAATCAAATCGCAACTATCCGTTTATCGGGTGATCCTAATGGTGCTGGACTGAAAGCTGCAATACCTGTGAACAGTTATGTTCGCAGACGTTGGGCATTCTATAACTTGTTCGATGGAGCTCCTGGCACATCTCAGTGGGCTACAGACAACGCTCGCGGTACTAATGATGAAATGCATATTGTTCTGTATGATACTACTGGTGACATCACTGGTTATGATTATGATGTTGCTGGTCAGGCTACAAACTCAGTTATAGAAAGGTGGGCCAATGTTTCGAAGAACCCTGTTGCAAAAACTGCACAAGGTTCTAGTAACTATTATGTCGATGTCATCTTTAGAGGATCAAAGTATGTTTACTGGGGTGATCATATCTCTGCTGGTACTAACTGGGGTACAGACACAACTACCACATATACAGCTGTTGTTCCTATTACTGTAGTTAATTTAACAGGTGGAACAGACGATTATGCTGTTACTAATGGCGAACTTAAACTTGCATATGATATATTTGCTGATACAGAAGCAATTGATATTAACTTAGTACTTGCAGGGCCAAGTTCTGGTGTTGCAAATACTGCTGCTGGAATGGATACACACGGTACAATGATTACGGACCTTTGCGAATTACGTAAAGATTGCGTAGGATTTATCTCACCATATCGTGCCGCAACAGTTGGTGTTTCTTCCACTATCACGCAAACTTCAAATGTCGTTGATGCTTTTGATCTTCTGCCATCGTCTTCTTACATAGTGTACGATAGTGGATACAAATACATGTACGACAAATATAATGATGTATATCGATTTATTCCATTGAATGGAGATACTGCTGGTCTTTGTGCAAATGCAGACAAGGTTGCCGATCCTTGGTATTCCCCTGCTGGATACAATCGTGGCCATGTTCGTGGTGCAATTAAACTTTCTTATAATCCTAAGAATAGTGAGAGAGATCAGTTGTATCGAAAAAGGGTTAACCCTGTTACGAACTTCCCAGGCCAAGGTGTAATTCTCTTTGGTGATAAAACTGCTCTGACAAAACCCAGTGCATTTGATCGTATTAACGTGCGTAGATTGTTCTTGGTTCTTGAAAAAGCAATCTCTATTGCTTCTAAGTACATGCTCTTTGAATTCAACGATGAGTTTACAAGGGCTTCATTTAGAAACATGGTCGAACCTTTCTTGAGAGATGTCCAAGGACGGCGAGGAATCTTTGACTTTAAGGTAGTCTGCGATTCAACAAACAATACAGGTGAAGTTATTGATCGTAACGAGTTTATTGGCGATATTTACATTAAACCTGCTCGATCCATTAACTTCATTACCCTAAACTTTGTCGCGGTGCGAACAGGTGTTGCATTTAGCGAAGTCATTGGACAATGGGGGTAATAAAAAATGGCTATGATAGATGACTTTAAAGCAAATCTAATCGGTGGTGGTGCAAGAGCAAACCAGTACAGGGTAACTATTACGCCGCCTCCGGGCATTGCAATAGGACTTGATGTTCGTAGAACTTCCTATCTTGTAACTGCAACTAATCTTCCTGCTCTGTCTTTAGCGGAAATAGCGATTCCCTTTCGTGGCCGCAGTATTTACATTGCTGGGGATCGTGAATTTGCAGATGCCTGGACAACCACATTCTATAATGATACGGACTTTATGATCCGTAATGCAATGGAAAGGTGGTCTAACGGTATCAATGATCTTGCAGATAATACAGGTGTTGTTGCTCCTGCTGATTATCAGACGGATTTGACAGTAGATCAATTGGATAGGGATGATACAGTTTTGAAAAGTTATATTTTCAGAAGTGCCTGGCCAACCGCAATTGGGGCAATTGAATTGACAAATGCCGCTGCAGCTGATATAGAGACATTTGATGTTACTTGGAGATACCAACACTTCGAAGCTTCCGGTGTAAACTTCTAATTTTAACCTACTAAATAGAAGGTAGGAGATTGAAGTATGGCGGAACTATTCGGTTTTAGTATAAAAAGAACACAGAAGGAGCTTGGGACTAGCGAAAAAAGTTTTGCTAGTCCCGCTCCTGATGATGGTTCTATTGAAGTTGCTGGTGGTGGTTTTTTTGGTCAGGTATTAGATACCGATGGCCGAGAAAAATCAGACATTGATCTTATCAAAAGATATAGAGATATTTCTATGCAGTCGGAGTGTGATACAGCGATTGAAGATATCGTTAATGAAGGTATTGTTGCGAATCAGGAAGATATTCCTGTACAAATTTCTCTAGACAGAGTACCATTTTCAGACAAAATTAAACGTAAAATTAGAGATGAATTTGATGAAGTTCTTCGATTATATGACTTTAATGTAAAGGGCCATGATATCTTCAGGCGCTGGTATGTTGATGGCCGATTGTATTATCAGAAAATTATTGACACTAAGAATCCACGTAAAGGTATATCTGAATTACGTTATATTGAATCGACTAAAATCAAGAAAGTTAGGGAAAACAAAAAAGAAATTGATCCCAAAACTGGCATTGAAATGATCACAAAGATTCAAGATTATTTCATTTATAATGATAAAGGTATACAAAGTGCTGGTATAGTTGGAACTGGTGCAAACCAAGGTGTAAAGATAGCTGCAGATACTATTACATATGTTCCTTCTGGTATTTTAGAAATGAACACTGGGCGAGTTTTATCTTATTTGCATAAAGCTATCAAACCTATAAACCAATTACGAATGATTGAAGATTCTCTTGTAATCTATCGTATCTCCCGTGCTCCAGAAAGACGTATCTTCTACATTGACGTTGGTAATCTACCGAAGGTTAAAGCAGAACAATATTTAAAAGATGTAATGAATAGGTATCGTAACAAAATGGTTTACGATGCTTCTACTGGAGAAATAAGAGATGATCGAAATCATATGTCAATGCTTGAGGATTTCTGGCTTCCACGGCGTGAAGGCGGTAGAGGAACGGAGATTACTACTCTCCCTGGCGGTTCAAATCTAGGAGAGATTGATGACATTACATACTTTCAGAGAAAATTATACCGTTCACTTAACGTGCCAATTTCAAGACTTGAATCTGAATCAGGATTCAGTCTCGGCAGAAGTACAGAAATTACCAGAGATGAACTTAAATTCACTAAGTTTGTACAACGGATTAGGAAAAAATTCACTCCCTTATTCACTGATGTACTCAAAACCCAGCTACTCCTTAAAGGTATCATTGCCCCAGAAGATTGGCCTTTAATTCAAGAGCATGTTTCATATGATTTCTTAGAAGACGGTCATTTTGCGGCACTCAAAGAATCAGAACTTCTTGAAGATCGAATTAATCAACTAGGTTCTGTTGAACCTTACATTGGTACATTCTTTAGTAAAGAGTATGTTTTGAAAAAAGTCTTGCATATGACTGATTCTGAAATTCAGACTATGCGTGATCAGATTAAGAAAGAGCTTGAAACTGATCCTCTTGATGGTGGAATTGTTGTACCTCCAGGCGGGGATGGGATACAAAGAATCCCAGTTGGGCCTGATGGCATGCCTCTTGATCCTAAGATGCCTGCTGATGATAGGGCAAAGGCTGCTATGGGACTTGACCCATCAGCACCGTCAGTGACTCCAACTGTGAAAGCTCCGCCTGAGGGCGCTGCTGGTTCAGCGGCAGATACACCCAATCCAAGTGGCGAAATCGAAGCTGAATTTGATAAAAGTTTAATTGTGAAAGGAAAGAAAAAATGAGTAGAGAATTTGTAGACGCCGTTGTGGCTGGAGATAATATTGGTGGAGAGAAAGCATTTAAGGATGCACTTTCCAGCAAAGTTGGAGAAACCCTAGAAGTAAAACGTAGAGAATACGCAAAAACTTTTGTTGGTTCTTTACCTAAAGCAGTAGAAGAAGATGATTAAGTTCGAAAATGTTTATGAATCTACAGTGGTAGAGAAGAATGAGCATAAGAAAACTAAGCAATATAAGAAATTATCGCCTAAATTGAAGAATGCTGTCGATGATATTTTTAAAATTATGGATGCTAAACCTTCAGATTTCCTAAATAGTTTTGAGAAAACAATTAAAGATGTTTCAAAAAAATTTAAAGTGCCTGAAAAAGAGGTTATGAATTATTTTGAAAAAGAAATGTTATCGATATAGGGGCAAATTATGGCATTTACTACACAGACATTAACAGATTCTGATTGGGAAGTGGTTACGAAAACTACGATCACTGGAACAAACGGAACTGCTACAAAAGTTGTAGATGTTTCTGCTCTTACTGGAGCTGCAACTGACCCTAGAGTAACAATCGTAAGTGCTTGGTGGACGGTTAGTTCAACATTAGAGGTAGAGTGGAACGCTACATCAAACATAACAGCATTAACATTAAATGCAAATGGTAGTTATAACGCAGCCGGCCAATCTTTACCATCTATTGCAAATAATGCTGGGAGTGGAATAGATGGAGATATCTATCTCGAAAATGATGCAGCTTGCGTTGGAACACTTATTTTAAAAATGAGAAAAGTATCTGGTTGGGATAACCTAGTAAGAGAAGCATAGGGAAAATGAAATGGAAACAGTAAGATTATTTTCAGAAGCCGTAGAAGAAGTAGAATATATCACCGAAGATAAAGAAAACGGTGGTAAAAACTACAAGATTAGGGGCATTTTCCTGCAAGCGGATATTAAAAACCGCAACGGACGTATATATCCAATGGAAATACTTGAAAAGGAAGTTAAGAAGTACAATAAAAACTTCATCGAACAAAAGAGGGCATATGGAGAGCTCGGACATCCAGATGGCCCAACAGTGAATTTAGAGAGAGTTTCACACCTAACTACAAGCTTAAAGCAAGATGGAAAGAATTTCGTAGGGGAAGCAAAGATTATGAAGACCCCTATGGGAGAAATTGTGAAATCCCTTATGGATGAGGGATGTAAATTAGGTGTATCGAGTCGAGGGATGGGAAGTTTACAACAAAAAGGAGGTGCAAATTACGTCAAAGATGAT